GTGTCGCTGTGTGGCGTGCCGATTCGTATTGCTCAGCACTTCGTTCGGTTGTGGTGACCCTACCGCTAGGATTCCGTACCCTAGTCGGTTACCGTTGCCGATTCCGATGCCAAACATTAATGACACAGCCAAAACCAAATGTCAACCTTTTCATTGTGTGACTTTTCCCGCAATATATCCTACGCATAATGCACAGGAATATTCATGCAAAGCAGGCGATGAATACGGACCCCCAAATATGAGCCTCGGTTAGGTCCCCGTCTCATGCCCCCGTCACACGCACATTATGAGGCGAGGCAGAATTTTTGGTGGCAGATTATGGGGCAATTCATAATGCCAAACCATAATCCAAACCTCGTGTAGCCACATGGCGCATGGCACAGGGGAGCATGGGGGGGTACGCCCCTATGTGTATTTATTTATATAAGGAGGTAGAGCCGATTTGTGAAAATTTTATATGAAGGCTAGTAGCCGTAATATAGTCTTTGATGATTATGAATTATCTCAGCCATTTTTGTGGCTTGTTCTGGTGTAGCAAATTTACCTAGGTGTTTTCCTGTGGCAATATATTGTTGGATTGCTTCTTCATCTGTTAGTTGTGCGGGGCGACCATTTTTTATACCTATTGTTGGTAATAGTACTTCTTTTCCGTTAATGTTTGTGGACATGGAACGGACTGTTGATATGCTTCCATCACGGTTGCGAAGTATTGGTCGTTGCATTAAGTTTATGTTTCCACTATAACCTTCTGGTAGTTTAGGTTTTGGTGGTTTTGGTGCTTTCACTATGATGCTCGTTTTCTTGCTGTCCGTGCTGCTTTAGTGTTCGGTACGAACTGTTTGCCTTTGGCTGTGCCTTCACGCTTCTTTTTTGTGGTGGCAGCGTATTCTGCTGTTGATAGTCTGTTGATTGCGTCTTTTGGTAGGTAGCGTTCGCCTGTTGCTTTGGGTCCTTGTGTGGATGGTTTACCTGATTTGGTTGTCCATTTTTCTTTTGTCCATTTACTTAAATTTTTTTGGGCTGTAGTTTTTGACCCTGTGTAGCCTCCGCCTGCTTTTTCGTAGCGTTGTGCTACGATTTGGGCTTTGCGGGCTGACCATTGTCCTGCTTTGCCGCCTGCGGTTCCAGCCTTGACGGCTGCAACTATTCTTGCTCTTAGTTCTGGTTTGGTGTAACCCATTTATGAGCCTTTAACCCATTTTTGGTTTGTTGGTTGTGCTGTTTTTGATGGTGACCATTTTACTTTGTCTGCCCAGTAAGCGGCGGACAAAGGTCCTTTAGCGATATTGGATGAGTGACGGGATTTAAACGCTTTGCGTTGTCCTGCTGTTTGGTTGGTTTTGACACCTTGTTGACCGAATCTGATGGTTTTGATTTGTCCGCCTGATTTGGCTACAACAATGTGTGATTTGGTGGGGTGTGATGGTGTGCGTTTTGGCTGGTTGTAGCCTGATACGCCTGCTCTTGCTAGTCGTGGGTCACGCTTTGGTGCTGGCATATTATGGTCGCTTAACCCGCATCTTGTTTTGGTTCTGCCATAGTTGCATCAACATGCTTTCCGCTACTGGCTGCCAGTCACCATCAGAAAACTTCTTTGATATATCACCCTCTGTTAGGGTGTCCATCATAGCCTTAACAAACCTCTTAGGGTTCTTGTATTCACGGGCAATGCCTTGTTGACGAATCTTTTTGATGTCACCATCACGCAAATAAAATCGTGCGCCCTGCTTCACTTCAGGGTCATTGGTTGGTGGGCTAGCGTCTTTTGGTTTCATAGTATTTGTCCATTTCATAATCTATGTCGTAATCAAAACTTTCTAAAGTTTTGAAAAATGCCCTCAAAAACAATGCTATACCAAACAAAGTAGCAAACGCTGTTCCTAGTATTACCAATAATGTTCCCATAAGCCCTTTTGTCCATGCTAAAACAAGCATATTGTAAACCATCTGTGAGATGGTTTACTCCTTAACCGTACTATTATTGTACACTTCGCCAGTAGGCTCAGTGTACCTATTTATCCTACCCCCCTCCGTAGGTTCCCCCCATCCTTGTTCCCTGCGTTCCCTATACAAGTACAATACAAGTTAGGAACATTCCACCTAATAGCATGGACAACATCTTAGACCCACGGCAAGAAAAGTTTTTAAACTGGCTGATGGTCCCACCACCAAACCGTGTACCATCATCACAAGAAAAATATGCCATCCTAGAAGGCGTAGATGAAACAACGCTACGCCGTTGGAAAAAGAAACCAGCGTTCAAAATGGAATGGGAAAAACGAGTATCCGAACTCCAACAATCCCCCGAACGAACCCAAAAACTATTGGATAATCTTTATGAGCGTGCGTTAGCAGGCGACAACAACTCCGCCAAACTGTATTTGCAAGCCACCAACCGTCTAGCCCCAACCCAAGTCCATGTAGAACACTCCAGCAAACCCTCAGAAATCTCTGATGCCGAACTAGACAGCCTCATAGCGTCAGTCGCTCAATCTGAGGTTGAGTCCCGTAAGGAACTAAAAGCACAATAGTGGGTTCAACGATAGAATGTCCGACTTGTGGGTGTGAGTATCCTCCTGTTGCGACCAGATGGCGTTGCCCTGAGTGTGGCTTCAAGGATTCTTGTTGTGAGGGTGAACCTAGGAAGATGAGAGATTATGACAACAACTAATGATGCGATGTTTACGGCTTTATCTGGGTCGTATCCATCTGCTGGTCAAACCCTTGGTGACTTGTTGTATGCTTTCTGGTCGGAAAAAGGTTTGCAGTATCGTGGTACTTTGGCTTATGATTGGCTGAAGGAGCAGGGTGCTGTTGGAACAACTTTAGGGGATTTGGCAAACGATTACTTTGTGCGGGTTTATCCGTTGGAGTTTGATATTCTAAACTTTGACATAAATGACCCTGATGAGTGGTTGGAGTTACAGGTTTTTGACCGTTATGATACGGTTGAGCAACAAATATTTACAGCAATTTGGTAAAGGAACAGAAGGAATACTTATATGGCAACTTTTAGCAAGCAAATTCTTAGTGGTTCAACAGACGGTAAAGGCATTAAAGTTGCTGCTACCGCTACTGCTGGTACACTTATTCACACTGGTTCAAGCACGGCAACAACTTTGGATGAAATCTGGTTGTATGCTGTAAACACTTCGGCATCGGATGTTAAACTTACGATTGAATGGGGTGGTGTTGCTTCACCAGATGACCACATTGAATACACAGTTAAGGCTGAGAACGGTCTATATTTGATTGTCGCTGGCGGTCTAATCAAGGGTAACGCTACTCCGCTTGTTGTTCGTGCCTTTGCTGCAACAACGAATGTTATTGTAATGCACGGGTATGTAAATCGCATCACAGCGTAAGGGGATATAATGACTTCAAGATTCCCTGCAAGAACAGCATCAGACCTAAGCGTTTCGGCTTGGGGTAAACCAGCATCTGCTGGTATTGGTGTTGTTGCTGGTTATGGTGTTGCCACAGGTGGCTCATCATCAACAATTACGGTTGGTGGTTTTTCGTATACGCTTCTGACTTTTACATCAGACACAAACCTTGTTGTATCTACAGCAGGTTTGTTTGATATTTATCTTGTTGGTGGTGGCGGTGGTGGTGGTTCATCGGGTGACGGTAACGCTTACGCTGGCGGTGGTGGTGGTCAAGTAGTACAATTAACCGAATACTTGGCTGCAGCGACTTATACAGTTGATGTTGGTGCTGCTGGCGGTGGTGGTGGTGGTGGTAGAGGTTTGAAGTCGTCTATTGGCACAAACATTAACGCCGCAGGCGGCGGTAATGGTGGTGCGTATTTGAGCAACGCTGGAGTTGGATTCAACGGTGGTTCGGGTGGTGGTTCCATTCAGGCTGCTAGCGCAGGTTTGGCTATGAGTACAGGAGGAAACAACGGTGGTAGTTCTGCAGGCAACTCAGGCGGTGGTGGTGGCGGTGGTGCTGGTAGTGCTGGCGGTGCAGGTTCAGGAACGAGTGGTGGTTCTGCAGGCAACGGCGTAGATGTTTCAAGTTTTATTAGTGGCTCAACAGTTTGGGTCGCTGCTGGCGGTGGCGGTGGTGGAACTGGTTCGGGTGGGGCTGCTGGTAGTTCTGGCGGTGTTGCAGGTAGAACAAGCGGTACGGGAAACAGCGCAACCGTGAACGGTGGTGGTGGCGGTGGTTCAACAAACGGTACAGGTGGAAACGGTGGAAACGGAATTATTTATGTGAGGTTCAGAATATGAGTTTGCAGTATTTTGCACAAATTGATGACAACAATATTGTTACAGCAGTTCATATTGTGAGTCGTGAGTTTTTGGAAGCGAACCCTGAACGCTATGAGGGAACTTGGGTTGAAACATTTTATGATGTTGCAGGAAAAACTTATGCTAGCGTTGGTTGTACTTATGACGCAGATACACATGATTTCGTTATTCCTGCGCCTGTAATACCTGAATAATGTGGGTCGTGGTTCACGCTGGATAATTTTTGTTCCAGTAGCATTACTGGCATTATGGTCATCGGTTGCTAAAGCAGATGGATTAGGCGACTGGACCGCTTCGCAGTCCTGCGCTACAGGCAATGTTAATGTAGTTGATAACAGTATTGTTTTGACTGGACCTGATGGTGGTGGCTGTGGTGGTCCTAATTGGGTTAAGATTGAAACCACAATCCCTGAAGGCGTTTTTAGCGTTTCGTTTGATTGGTCTTATTGGACTAACGATGGGTGGGTTTATGACCCACCACAATATGGTGTAAATAATGTTTATACTTTATTGACACAACAGAATCAGGCTTCGGGAACAAAAACTGTTACTGTTACTGCTGGTGATATATTTGCCTTCAGACAATATTCAATTGATTCATGCTGTCAGGCTGGTCACTTAACGATAAGTAATCTTTCATTATGGGAATTTACAACAACATCCACGACTTCAACAACGATGACAACTACTACTATTGTCCCCGTAACGACTGTCCTTGCCACCAGCACGACTTCTACGACAGTTCCAGAAACCTCAACATCAAGTACGACTACAACGACCAGTACGACAACTAGTACTACGACTACAACTATTGCGCCAACAACTACTACGACTACTTCTTCCGTACCCAAAACAACAACGACAGAATCAACAACGACCACAACACAAGCACCAGCAGTTCCGACACCTGTTACACAGCCTCAAATATCTGAGCCAGAACCCGTTGAGCCTTCCGTTCCTGAAGAACCCGAAGAAGTACCGACAGGGACCACAAGCACAACAGTAGAGGAAGCCATGCCAGAGGTGACGCTTCCTGAAGAAACAACCACGACAGTTGAAGAAGAAACGACAACAACTGAACCAGAGACAATAACAACTGAAACACCTGAAGATACTACCACAACCGTAGAGCCAGATTTGGAGCCAAATTTAGAGCCATTGGCTGAGGAAGAAGTTCAGGCTTTGGTTGCTGAAGCAACCACCATTGAGGAACTACAAGAAATCTTTGAGGAGTTAACACCTGAACAAGTTGAACAGGTTGTTGATGAGATTCTGTCGCAAGAGGAACCTAGTCAGGAGCAGGCTGTGGCTTTAGCCACAAGCCCAGAAGTTTTGTCTGTTATTAGCGTGGACAATGCTGAGAAGGTGTTTGAGGCGTTGCAGGTTGATGAGTTGACTGTTGAGCAGGTTTCTGAATTGATTGAAGCGGTTCAGTCTGCCCCTGAGGATATTCGTACACAGTTTGAAACTAGTATTGACATCTTTGCCTCGGACCTAGGGGATTATGTTCCCGTGGGTTCTAATGTGCCTGTTGATACTCGTAGAACCCTTATTGCTGTTGCTGCTGGTGCAGCAATGGCTGCTGTTGGTTCTAGGAAGTTCCCATAGAACAATTAGCCTATTAAGGTGAAAAGGTTTTTTTCTGAGATTCATGGTCTTACTTGGACTTTGGCTGGAACAGGCATGGTTTTAATTACCCTGTCTGGCAATACCCGTTCTTTGGGTTGGCAAATTACCCTAGTAGCATTAACCGTACACCTTGTTGGTGTATTTATTAAGGAGAAAAATGAATAAGGCAAAAGACATTGCAGGCAGAATTGTTGCACTTTTTCTCACCAACGCCCTTGGCGTGGTGACTGGTGCTGCTGTTATTGCTCCAGACCTAGAAGTATGGAAGTCGGCTCTTATCGCTGGCGCAGTATCCATTTTCAAGGTTGCGGAAGGTCTTGCAAAGGCAAGCATTGATGGTGTCCTGACGAAGGATGAAATTGATGCAGCGTTTGGTGCAAGCCCTAAAAAGATTGCAGCAAAGAAAGTTTCTAAGGCTGTAACTAAGTAATGAAACTGTTTATCACCCCCGTTAAATCTTGTCAGCATCTAAAAGGTAAAAAACCGTCTGAGGTTCTTCCTAGCATGCTTCGCAAGGTTTCGGGTGGTGGTAAATTAGAGTTGTGTGCGGCTGATGCGTGGGAAGCGATGGTTGCTGCTGCTAAGGTTGATGGTATAAATCTTAAACCCAGTAGCGCAGGGGACATGTTCCGCAGTATTTCACAGCAAACCGCAGGTTTTGTACAAAGATATCAGAAGGAACCTATTCAGGGTGCGGTAACACGCACTTGGAATGGTGTTAAATGGTATCTTAAAAAAGGTTTTGCACCTTTAGCGGCTCCTAATGATGACCCAAAGAATTGTTCTAAACATATGTTGGGTATTGCGGTGGATGTCGCTGGTGCTAATGGTAAGATTTTGGAATGGATGTTTAATAACATTGCCAAGTTTGGTTTTAGTTGGGAAGTAGTTCCTGCCGAACCTTGGCATATTCGTTATGTTGCAGGTGATGCTACACCTGAAGCCGTTGTGGCTTGGAAGGAATCTAGCAAGTAATATCCCCGATGTGCAATTGTTTGCACAGATAGGAAATTATGAGGAAATTTTTTGTTATCTCATTAATTATTGGCATGTTTTTTTCACCGACCAGTGTTTCTGCAAAGAAACCACTGAATCTTAAGTGTCCAGAAATGGAGGGCATTACTCGCATTATTGCAGATAGCGATAAAATGATTCTCCAAGTGGATTATATTATGTGGCGTGAATCAAGGTGCAAGCCAACAAGCATTAACCGTGAGGACCCTATGGGCGGCTCGGTTGGGTTGTTTCAAATCAACAAGTTTTGGTGTAAACCAAACCGCTATACTAAACAGGGTTTCCTTCAGGATGCTGGCGTTTTAGAAAAGTGCCATCAACTTTATAATCCTGTTGTCTCTGCTAAAGCCTTTATGGCTATTTATGATTATGCTCATAATCGTTATGGTGATGGTTTTGGTCCGTGGGGTGGTAAACCTAAATGGATTTAAACGCACTCATAAATGAAAAAGAGTGGAGGAAATGTCGTGGTCCTGAGAAGGCAACGATTGAGCAGCAACTAGAGGCTTTTACATATTTTTGTGAAAATTTTTGGTGTATTAAACATCCTGAGAAAGGTCGTATAAAGTTTAATTTGCGTGACTCGCAAATTGAAACAGTTAAAACTTGGATGTCAGAGCGTTACACAATTGTGTTGAAAGCCCGTCAGATTGGGTTTTCAACTTTGGCTGCTGCATATGCTTTTTGGTTGGTGTTCTTTGCTTCTGACCGTTTTGTTGTTATGTTGTCCCGTACCGAGCGTGAGTCTGTAAAGTTGCTTGCCAAAAGCAAGTATGGTTACCGTTTTATTCCACAGTGGATGAAAGAGCGTGGACCTAGGCAGACTACTGACCATCAACTTAAAATGATGTTTGATAACGAATCTGCTATTGAGTCTTTGCCATCGGGTAGCGACCCTGCTCGTGGTGAATCGGTGTATTTGGTTATTGTGGACGAATGGGCGTTTTTGCCTAACCCTGAAGAAGCGTGGGCTTCTATTGAACCTATTACCGATGTCGGTGGTCGTGTTGTTGGTTTGTCCACTGCTAATGGTTCAGGAAACTTTTTTCATCAACTATGGGTTGGTTCACAAACAGGGTCTAATAAGTTTAAAGGTATTTTTTATCCTTGGGATGCTGATGGTGAGCGTAACGAAGATTGGTATGAGGCTAAGAGCCGTAACATGCAATCTTGGCAGATGCACCAAGAATATCCACGCTTCCCTGAAGAAGCGTTTATCAAATCAGGTAACCCTGTTTTTGACATTGACATGCTGAACAGCATGGAACCAGAGGATGGTCATGTTGGTTACTACCATTTATATTCCGATGGTAATGGTGAGTTCCGTTTTCAAGAAAACGGTGAACTAGAAGTTTGGTCCCATCCTGAGACTGGTGGAACCTATGTGATTGGAGCCGATGTCGCTGAAGGACTCAGTTATGGTGACTACAGTTCCGCCCATGTGGTTGACGCAGCCACAGGTCTTGTGGTTGCTCATTGGCATGGACATATTGAACCTGACTTATTTGGTGAACTGTTGGCTGAAATAGGTTGGTGGTACAACACAGCATTGTTGGGTATTGAAAGCAACAACCACGGTCTGACAACCCTGAAGGCTGCACAGAAACATGGTTATAAGAATCTTTATAAACAACGCCGCCTTAATGCTGTCCGTGCTGACCC